AGCGAAACCAAGACCTGTGTGCTAATGCTTACGTCGCACGAAAGCGACGGGGATATAGATATGGGTTTGACAATTGTTAGACAATATAGGGAAAATGGAGTCTGGCACGAATCGCCAGAAATGACTTTGAGGGAAGTCATAGACATTATGAGGAGAAAATATCTTGGATGATTTCAACACCTTCTGGGCGCTATACCCAAAAAAAGTAGCCAAGGCCGACGCTAGAAAAGCGTGGTTGCAGACCAAAGATATACGGCCAGAGTTAACAAATTTGTTAACTGCCATCACAGCCGCTTGCAAGACCGAGTCTTGGATGAAGTCAGGCGGGGCGTTCATACCCTACCCTGCAACCTGGTTGCGTGGGGAGCGTTGGGACGACATCCACGAGGTTACCCTGCCAAACGTAGTCAACGAGAAGCCTTGGCACGAGACGGCTACGGGCATAGAACTCAAGGGTAAAGAGTTAGGTTTAGACCCTAGCCAGTTCGAGTCCTTTCCACACTTTAAGGTTGCGGTTATGAGAGCCGCGCTTAAGTCCGCGTGATTCTCTCCCAGCACAACAGGAACTTAGCCCGTGAGATGGTGGATAACGCACCTGACGGGCATATCCTAGAAGTCCGTCCACCTAAACGCAGTCTTGACAGCAACAGGTACTACTGGGCGGTTTTGGGTGATATATCCGAGCAAGTAGTTCCAGGTAAATCCTACGAACCTAGTATCTGGCACGAATATCTACGCGCCTTGTTTCTTCCTGAACGGATGGTGGAGTTGCCAGACGGAAGCATAAAGATGCTAGAACCTAGCACTAGCGAGTTAAACCAGGCGACGTTCTCGGAGTACACGGAGAAGGTCATAAAGTGGGCGCTCGAACACGACGTAAAGTTTAGTGATAACACAAGGGGGCTAGGTGACAAAAGATGAAAAAAACCATTTGTCTCGTGTTGCAGCCCTCGGATGCATGGTCTGCCGAAGAATTGGGTACTTTGATAGCCCGTCTGAAATACATCATCTGCGGGCCGGTCAAGGGTGGGGCAGGAGTTCGCACTACCTTGCAATACCACTATGCCCAGAACACCACAGAGGTAAAACTGGAGTTCACGGACTCGGAACCAAAGGCTTCCCAAAGCACTACGGATTTACAGAACAAGACCTGCTTGACGACGTAAACAAGGAACTGAATGAAAGCAATAGCGATAGCAACAACTGAGGGGAAGTGCCTTCCCGTACTAGCCGCCTCCGTGACCTTCTACGTCCCGCAGGATGTGACGGTATTCCTAGCCGGTAGCGACATTATCTTCCCGCGCCACAGGACTGTGAACCTGCCCAACGACGCTACTAACTTTGGCGACGCTTATAACGCCGTGGTCAAGCGGGCGTTCGAGGAGGTGGACGAGGTTGTGGTCTGTAACGACGATATTGTGTTCAACCCTACCACCTGGAAGCTGCTTGGCGAGGACGTTGCGTTTTTGCAAGACAAAAGCATCCCCCTCGGATGGGCATCCGCTAGGTCTGATTATGCCCGAGGATTGCAGAATATCCGGCTAGGTCAGGGAAAAATGGAGTGGTTCAGGTACGAGACCGAGAACCTTATTAACATTACCGATGTTATAGCCCCGATTTGTAGTTACATATCCAAGGATGCATGGGTGGACTTCCCGCCTATCAACTGGTACTCGGACGACGTGCAATGTCTGGACATCCAGAAGAAGGGCTTCCAGCACGCCATCAGCAGGGCTTATGTCCACCACGTCGGTTCTCAAACGTGTGGATTTAATGCCAAAGAACTTATACAATCTGCCCAACCTTGGATTAAAGCAAACAGGCCGGAGTTATACGAACTATGGTTTCGGAAGAAAGACTAAAGAACTGGGCGTTCTATTGTGCGTGGGGTCATGTTGGCCCTGAACACCGTACCCAATGCGCCAGCGCGGAGGGGAACTACGAGTCCGAGGATGTCTTTGAGGGCGAGGAGCCAAGGATAGAACCCGATATGCTGGACGGGCAGGAAGTAGAAGACGCGGTTAGGGTTTTACCCGATATAAGCCGCAGGGTTTTGAAGGCAAGGTATATCCAGTACCCGTACAACTTGAGCCACAATGTAGCCCAAAGATTACGGATGAGTACGGATAGGTTAGAGGCAGAATTACACATAGCCAAGAGGAGGCTGTATGACCGATTACAAAGAAATAGTCCAAGGTTCACAGGAATGGCTGGAAGCGAGGCTGGGGTTTTGCACCGCGAGCAGGGTTAGCGATGCCCTAGCGGGCAAGGACACAGAGACCCGTAAGAACTACCTCTGGCAGCTCGTAGCAGAAAGACTTACCAAGACCCAACAGGCGGGTTTTGCGCCCAACGCGGCCATGCTTCGTGGAGTTGAGCAGGAACCCGTCGCACGCGCTGCCTACGAAGCCCATAGCGGGGTTTTCGTAGACCAAGTAGGGTTCGTCCCACACCCAACGATAAAGTGGCTAGGAGCCTCTCCTGACGGCTTGGTGGGGGATGATGGTCTGGTAGAGATTAAGAACCCGAACACGGCCACGCACCTGCAATACAGAAAGGCGGGCAAGGTTCCGACCAAATATAAAAATCAGATGATGCTCCAACTTGCGTGTACGGGTAGGAAATGGTGCGACTTTGTGAGCTTTGACTCCCGACTGCCGGTAAGCAAGATGCTGTTCATCGTGCGGTTCGAGCCAGAGCAAAAGGAGATAGACGAGATGTTAGAGAAGATTAAAGCGTTTCTAGCAGAAGTGGAGGCCGAGTGTGACGATTGACGATTTGGCGGTAGAGGCGGGATTGTTCTTGAAGGAAGGGGAGTTGTTATTTAACTTTCACGAAGACTCTAGAACACAGTTGCAGAGGTTTTCGGAAATCGTGCGCGAGGAGGAGATGTTGCGATGCGCGAGGATGGCAGAGGATTGGGGATTTAAGAGCTTGGCGCAGGAGATGAGAGGTTGAGTCAGCAGGTGATGATAGAAGCCCTGTATCAGGAGATTATTGGGGTTCTGGGCAAGTTTGACGAGGCACTCCCTCTAGCCTCGGTAGTCGGGGTCTTAGAGGTAATCAAGTACCAGCTTTTGAATAATACGGAGGAAGACGAATGAGAGACGGGCTTATAGCTGCTCACTTTTACGCGCAGGACGCGGCGTTTTTCGTGCTATGTATGCTTGGCGTTATTATCTTCGCGGGGTGGACAGAGTGGCGGCGTGGTTAATAGCCGGTATCGGTGTTGTATACCTTGTGGTAGCGGTGCAGTTGCTACTAGAGGGTAAGGTGGGTCTTGGCGTGGCTTTCTTAGGTTATAGCCTTGGCAATGTGGGTTTATATTTAGCGGCCAAATAGGAGAAGTAAATGGAATACGATAATACAAATAGCGGTGTGTTGTTTAAGAACGAGTCGGATAACGAGAAGGCTCCAGCCTACAAAGGCAAGTTAAACGTGGACGGGACTGAGTACCAGTTGGCCGCGTGGATTAAGACAGGCAAATCTGGGCAGAAGTTTATGAGCCTCAAGGTGGAACTGCCGAAACCAAAGGCAGAGCCGAAGCAGCAAGCCTTAGAGGACGACATCCCATTCTAAGCCAGCAACAACTGAAAGCCCTGTTTGATTACAGGCGCGGACGACTTGTGTGGAAGCCTCGACCCATTGAGGCTTTCGCCAAGTATTCTGCCTACGTCATGTGGAACCGCAGGTACGCAAATAGGGTTGCCGGTCACATAACCCCTCGCGGTTATCGCAAAATTGCTATATTTAAGAAGCCTTACTTTGCCCACAGGATTGTCTGGGCGTACCACCACGGGTACTGGCCAGAGCAGGTTGACCACATAAACTGCAAGTTTGCGGACAATAGGTTAAGCAATCTCAGGGTAGCCACGCAGATGGAGAACAGGTGGAACTCCAAGCGCAGAGAGAAAACCAAGTCGAATATAAAGGGAGTCTATAAGAGGAAGGAAAAGTTTTACGAGGCGCACATAATGGCGAACTATAAGAGGTATTATCTTGGGAGATTTGTTCGAAAATCTGACGCAGCCAGAGCCGTCACCACCGCAAGAAAAGCGTTGCATAAAACATTTGCTAGGGCTGGTTAATAGAGGAACCTTTACCGCTACCCCAGAGGAGTTCTATCAAATCGTGATGTCAGAACATGAGGCGAAGATTGAGGGGCTGGCAAGGTATGTTTTGACGCTTCCGACAAAGGAGGCGAGGAGGAAGTGGCTTGACCAGTTTGAGGCCAAGCACAATTTGACCGTAGCAGAGGAGTTACGGGAGAGGATTACTCAGATTCATAGAGAGCGCGTTCGTGCTTCCGGCGCTTAACTAGACCAGGCAGTTCCTTACCACCGGCCTTAGTCCACGCCATAAACCCTTCCGCAGCACCCTCAAAGTCGCCACGGTTGTGTTTCATGCGGATGGTTGACCTTTGGAGGTTGCCAAGCCCGACGTTGAAGCTGAAGGAAACCAGAGCGTCAAAGCGGCCTTGAGTAAGTCCACCTGGACAGAGGCGCAGAACTCCTCGTTCAAACGTAGCCAAGTCTGCGGCCAAGATAGCATCGACTTCTGCCATGCTGAGAACTCTGTCCCACTCTGCGGGAAGGGGTATATTTTTGCGTTCATCGAACTTCACCCTTATGTGGTTTGGGTCTATGACGTGCCCTACACCCACCGTCCAAAGCAAGGCAGGGCAACGGTAAGGTTTTGTCCTTACCCCCTCGTCTTTCTTTATGCCCTCAATCGCTTCCTTGCTTACCTTCACTTCTTACCCCATTGAAACAATCCCGCAAAGGTAATGATTAGATAATTTAAAGCCGTAGCCAATCCTAGACTAACTCCAATTGGATATTCGGCAAACAAAGCGGCAAATTCCTTCACTTCTTACCCCATTGCCTACTTCCGAACCAGAACGCAATAATCCCAGACAGTAGTGCCATCTCGTCTTCGGAAAAGATTACGTCCGTGGCGGCGATGAACTGCTCCACGTCCATGCTTCCAAGACCGCCTTTTAGCAAGAAGTAGGTCAGACCCATGTTAATCATCACCAACTCTAGGACAAAGATAAAGGTAACAGCAGGACGCACGATACCGTTCAGGTTTACGACCCAATTGGAAGCCCGAGCCATGATAGCCTTGTCGTGGTCTAAAGCCGCGCTCTGGCGGTCTGCGTCGGTCTGGAGCGCAATCTGGTCTGTCCGAATCTCCTCAACCTTCTGCTGGGCAAGGAAACCGCGTTCTGCAAGGGCTAACTCGCGTTCCGTCTGCATCTGGGCTAACTTCAACTCTTGGGCTTTATCTGCCTTGTCTTGGAAGAAGTTTAGGATTTGCGGTAAGCCAGAGGCTAGGAATCCG